TCCATGAATCTGCGCAATAAGCTCCGGGGATGCTTCAAGCGCGAGGAATTCGGATTCGGCGTCTTGGCTGAAGCCGTCGAAGAAGTCCAGGTGGCTGATAACATCGCCCACATCCTGTCGCCTGAATTCGCAGCCCTGCAAGCCGAAATCGCTGCTGAGTGAGTCAGCCTGAACCCCCTTCTCCGGGGGTTCAGACGGGAGCATTTCGCAAGCCCGACATAGCTAATAGGAATCATCATCATGCCAGCAATTATCAACACGGCAGCAATCATCGAAGCGCGCGTCGAATCGCTCGAATACTGGAAAAAAGAGCTTGCCTGCCTGCGCAAGCACCAAAAAGCCCTGACAAAAACGACGAAGCACATGAATGCCGTCCTTGCCCGTCATCCCGAAATCAAAGCAAATGCCTGGACCGACATTTCGTATTGGAACGACACGGATCCCGTGAAGCTCATTGTGAGCGTTACCCATGACGTGACCAGCATGAAAGAAGGTATCGCGCCAGCGTTTATGCGCTCCCTGTTGGAAGCAGGGTTCGACGTCGAAAAGTCGACCGATCTGGCCACAGACGAATACGCACGTAGGACATTCGAATTCGTCCGGCCCGGTAACGAGACGATGCTACCCGTGAAGCTCACGTTCACAGCCAAGCTGCTGAATGCTCCCGACGCAACGTGCCGAAAAGTCCAAACGGGAGTCGAAATCAAAGAGGTGCCCGTTTACCAACTGGTCTGCGAAGAGTAATCGAATGGGGGTTGACATCCCCCCTCCTCCCTGCTACAATAGAATTTCCCCATAGTTTATAGGAATCAATCATGAATACAGCTAAAGACAGACGCGAGGCGATCACTGCCGCATGCAACATCTGGATCCACGACGCACGATCAGACGAATCGACGCAAGACGAAGCCGATATCAGGTTCGAAGAAGCCCTGTTCATGAATGGCGTGCTCCAAAAAGGCGACGTCATTTACGAAATTTGGGCAGACACACCCGAGACCCTGCTGCTGCGTGCCGCCATCCACACGATCATCGAAATCGACGTCGAATCCGGCAATTTCCTCAGAGGTGAAGCAGATGAATGATACGCAAAAAGCCGACAAGGTGAATGATGTGATCGACGCGATTCACAATATTATCGTCGCTGCTGGCATCCAGGGAATACCATCTGGCCACCTGTACGCGATGCTCATGAGCTACATGGCACTCGACACCTACCAGAGCGTCATCGCGCTGATGATGAAGACGCGTGGTGTGACCCTCAAAAATCACGTGCTCCATGCGGCACTTTGAAGCCCTGCCTCCCACACGGGAGGCTCTCCTCCTCCAGTCAGCGATCGCCATTCTGAAAGAAGACCCGATGGCAGATGAACGTAAACGCGTCAGGATGACGCTCAGAAATGAAGGGACCGTGAAGGCTAAAACCACTCCTATTGACACCCACCCCGCTGCCAATGTAGAATCGGGGTCCACCAATTCTCAACCATTTAAGGATATCACCATGACATTCGATACAGTGCCTGAAGGCTACACTGAAGTTCACAACCCACTGCCGACCCGTGAGCCGACCAAGCAGGAACTGAAAGCTGCTGCCGCACTGGAAAAGATCGCCGCGAAAGCTGCCAAAAAAGAAGCCGCAGAAAAAGCCAAAGCTGATAAAGCAGCTGCACGGCTGGCCGCTGTCCAGGCTAAGAACCACAGTACCAAGGAAGAACGTGCTGCTGCCAAAGCTGAACGGGCTGAACGTATTGCCGCTTTGGACCCAGACGGTAAACGCAAGTATGTCGGATCGATGCTGGCTCTTGCCGATCGCGTCAAGCAAGGCGTCTACGTGAAAAGCGCGACAGGCCAACTGCGCTCGAACAACGAACTGGCCCAACTGCTGGATGCCGTGCCTGTTGATAACGTCATCCAACTGGCCAAGATCGTGCTGGAACTGCCTGAGAACCCGTACACCCAGCTGAATACCGGTCAGCAAAGCATGAACCTGCGCAATCGTATGCGTGGCGCCATCAAGAAAGGCACTTTGACCCTGGACGCGATCGCTGAATGTATCGCTGAAAATGGGTTCGCCACTACCACTGATTGGGCAGCTGAAGCCGCAGCAAAGCGCGAGGCTCGTATTGCCAGCGCTGCCGCGAACAAAGCAGCCAAAGAAGCTCGTGCCGCTGCGAAAGCTGCTGCCGCCTAAGTAGATTCCGATCTAACAAGCCGACCGGGTGAAAGGCTCCCGGTATTAATAGCTTTAATAGGAATTACCATGAATATGTTTGTCGAATTGTTTCGGACATTTAAGAAGCCGAGTGCTACATTGTTGGCACAGTCCGAGTTGGAAGACGCACAGCGGGAATTGCTTGCTGCTGAAACGGGTCTGGATTATGCGCGCTGCGTTGTTGACTATAACAAACTCCGGGTCGAGCGTCTGACGCGCTACATGCACGTGAGTGCCGTCCGGCCAGGTACTGCCGACCCATCTCCGAGCCTCTCTGACCCATCAGCACGTACTGACATAGCCCGACCCACTCTCGCAGCCTCTCCGACCCACTAAACAAAAGGCATAGCATGTACACCATCATAATCCCGGTCACAGAGCGCATAGAGACGTGCATTCACGTGTACTACAAGCAGCCACTCGACATTCCGAATGCTCCTTTCTTGGTGATGGACTTACTTCACCATGTTACACTACGTGATGGTGGCTCGATTATTACCAACATGCTCCACATGATCATGGACGTTATGACGAATGATTACTTTGCGCCGTTGCGTACTAAGATTGAACACGAAGTCGAAGCCGCCCGAGTGATTCGTGCTGAACATAATATGGTAAATCGAGCAATGACCGCACTTAACACGGCATCATGTGGGGAGCTTGAACCAACATTCGACGAAATGAAAGCAGCGCTGAAAGCCGCACACAATATCTTGGGAAAGACATGACCATATCTAATGTTGTTCATGTGGATTACGACGCGAAGACTCGTCGCTTGAAGATGAAGTACCCATTCTTCCTCGTAGATGCAGCCCGTAATTTTCCAAGTCGCCGGTTTGATCCCAAAAGCAAGACATGGCGCATGCCGTTGGTTCGAGGAAATGTGCTTCACTTGAGGGAGTCATCGCACGTTGTGAATTATGAAATAACAGAAGCTGCCACGTTTGCTATTGCGAATTACGAAAGCTTGATGTCTGGACCTAAATATATTCCATTCCCTTACCATTTATATGACTTTGGAAACTCGAAGGCCGCTTATCTCCCGATGGATCACCAGCGTAAAATGTTGGATAAGGCTTGGAATCTCCCTGCGATTGCTTGGTTCGCCAAGATGGGCACTGGAAAGACGTATGCTGCGGTACATTTGGCATGCGCTCGATTCAAAGCGGCACTGATTGATTCAGTCGTTATAGTGTGTCCCTCGACCCTTCGAAGTACATGGCGCAAGGAGCTTGAAAAATATGCCACTGTTGAATATGACTACCGAGTACATGATCCGAAATCAAAAACGTTACAAGAATTCTACGACGAGCGTGACAAGACCCGACTGCAAGTACTTGCCGTATCAGTGGAAGGTCTTGGTGTGTCGTCCGCGTTATATGATAGCGTTTGTGGTTTCTTTCCAGGTCGAAGAGTCATGGTCATTACTGATGAATCGTCTCGGATTAAAAACCCCGACGCCAAGCGAACGCAACGTACGATTGAATTTCGCGATGTTGCCTCGTATCGAATCATACTCAACGGAACACCCATTGCGCTCGGTATTCAAGACCTATGGTCTCAATACGAATTCCTGGACCCCAATATTATCGGGTCCGGTGATTATTGGTCTTTCAAATCCCGTTATCTCACAATGGGCGGATTCGAAGGTAAGCAGATTGTAGGTGTTCAAAATACCGAAGAACTGATGAAGTTGATCGAGCCGTATACGGTTGAGGTCAGCAAAGATGTATTGAATCTTCCGCCCAAGCTAATGACAGTGCGTTACGTTAGTGCCACACCACAACAAAAAGCATTACTGAAAGAAATCAAAATCGGATATGGTGAAACTGCATTAATCAAGATCGAAAATATCCTAGAACGTGTATTGCGCTGGCGACAAGTCGTTGGAGGCTGGTTACCCCGGTTAGACCCGCTGACCCAACAGACGGTGCTTGAACCGTTGAAAGAAAATCCCAAAATGGATTTGCTGTTAGATACCATCGCAGATAACTTCGCAGGATCGAAATTCATCATATGGTCAACATTCATACACGAAATCGAGTACATTGCAAACAAATTGGCAGAGATTTACGGATCAACGTCGGTAGAAAAGTATTACGGCAAGACCGAAAAAGAAATCCGGTCTACCATTGAAGATCGGTATTGTAACGACCTTTCATTGCGATTCTTCATCGGTAACCCGGCCACAGCAGGATTGGGACTGACCTTGGTAAGTGAATTTAATGACACATTGATTTATTATTCCGGTACCAATGCGTATATCGATCGTGCTCAAAGCGAAGACCGTGCGCATCGAATTGGACAGAAATCTTCAGTCACGATCGTAGACTTAGTGATGGAAAAGACGGTAGATGAATTAATCATTGCGTCGATCGGTGAAAAAATGAATGTAGAGCAGTACATTATGAGTCGTCTTGCGCTTGGCGAAAACATGGAAGTAACAGGATGAACAATGATGAAGGGTACTGTACAGTCGTACCGGGTCGTGGTATACTCGTGGTATCGGGCCGAGAGGCTCTCATAGATAATAGGAAATAAGATGAGTAATCGTCCCACAGTTTTCGTGATTAAAGAACAAATTCGGCGGACTGACACCGGGAATGAGCCGATGGATTACAGCCCGGCCATGGCCTATGGCGACATCGAATTTATCACGAAAACAGATATGCCGTCGTACCCCAACTCGTCGATCCAGGTGAAGTGGGAATCCGATGTCATTCGGTTCGTTGAAAAATACGACCCCGACTACGATATGATCATTACGACAGGTCAACCGACTGCGATTTTCGCCGTTGGTCATGCCCTGGGTCTTGCTGGGAAATCCCCTCGATTCTTGATGTGGAGACGTGAAGAGAATCGGTATAGGGTCTTGGATTACACGTCTCCTACAATAGCTTAATAGGATAATCATGGCTGATTTGAATACACTCCGCGAACTTTGCACGAAAATGCAGAACCTGCAGATCGAGAAGGACACCCTTGAAGAGTCGCTCAAGACTGCGAATTTGGCGATCGACGACCTGCGGCTTAAGCAGATTCCTGAAATGATGGATCAGCTGGAGGTCAAGAATGCGACCTTTCAAGGGATCGGCAGAGTACAATTGGCTGCTGATCTTTATTGCTCGACGAAGGCGGGTAAAAAGGATGAAGCAATGCAGTGGCTCCGAGATATGGAAATGGACGGAATGATTTCCGAAACGTACAATGCGTCTTCGATGAAGGCGCTGGTTCGCCGTTTGATGGTCGACGGGACCGATATTCCTGAGTGCTTGAATGTGACGCCGTTCATTCGCGCATCGATCGTTAAAGCTTAAGTTTCCCCTCCCGGACCGTCCTGTATGACGCGCAGTGGCCCGGATTTTTAACCAGCGTCTGGAAGTAAATCAAATGGCTACTACTAAGAAAACCGAAATCGCAACGATTGCCGCAGACCCGTTTGCTGTCACATCTGTTCCCGATTATATCAAGCAAGGCACCGGTCGTGGTTCGGAAGAGGTCAAATCATCCGACATGGTGTTGCCGCGCTTGGAAATCGTGCAAGCTCTTTCTCCTATCAAGGAGACCGACCCCGATGCCCGTGAGGGTATGATTTTCAATTCGGTTACTCAAGAAATCATTGGTGATGTCGCTTACTTTGTGCCTATTTATTACCGCATGGAGTATCTGGTCTGGAAAGACCAAGACCAAGGTGGTGGATTTTTCGGGTCTTTCCCTACTCTGGAACAAGCTGAGGAACGGAAAAATGGCGAAGTGCGGAATGGCGAGAATCCCGATTATCTGGAAATCGTCGACACGCCAGTGCATTACGGGCTGCGCATCACGCCAGAAGGTTATCAAGAACAAATCGTGATATCGATGGCGAAGACGAAATCGAAGGTGTCCCGCAAGTGGAACGCTATGATCCAGATCGCTGGTGGCGACCGTTTCAGCCGGGTCTACAAGATTTCTGCGTTTACTGATGAGAACAAGAAAGGCCAGAAGTTCAAGAATTTCGTGGTTCAGCCTGCCGGGTTCCCACCTAAGCCAGTATATGATGAAGCTGAGCGTTTGTATGCTACTTTCCGTTTGGGTGAGGTCGTTGCGGATCATGCTTCTGCCGCTCCTGCTAAGGATGCCGGTCCCGAGCGCGGTGAAATCTAACTGAGTCTCCCTGCCCCCATGTGCTTTGCAGCTGCCAGCATGGGGGATTTCAATCCGGGGTTCTGTCGTAGCCAACACGCTGAACCCCGGATCTTTTTATAGAACATAGATATGATCACTTTCCCTAACATACCTCGTCATGAAATCATCGCGCTTGACTATGAGACTTCTGGTCTGCGTTATTGGGATCCCGATTTTCGTGTGTTTGGTATCGCTGTAGCTGCTACTAGTGGTAGCTGGTATTGGGATATACGAGAAGTCCCACAAGTAGTTCAGTGGCTTCGCGACATCTTGCCGGGTAAGACTGTCGTGGCGCAGAATGCCCAATATGAATATCAGTGTACTCGCCACTTTCAGATCGACCCGCGTAGCATTAATTGGTATTGCACGATGGTGTGTGAGTGTCTCATTGATGAACACCATTTGACATACGATTTGGCGTCGATCGCTAAGTACCGGGGTGTGGCGTCACAGAAGCTGGTCCATCTGGAGACGATCCGAGCCGCTATGGGGTGGCGTGACAGCCGGGAGGTACTCTCTCGCCTCTCTGAGGTCCCACCCGCTATAGTAGCCCCATACGGTGCCTCCGACGCCTCCGACGCGCTAGAGATATATCACAAGCAGCAAATTGAGATTAAGATCCAGAAATTAGCAGAAGTCGTCGAACTGGAAATGCAATTGTTGCCGGTTTTGGCTGAAATGTCATGGGGTGGTGTCCGGGTTAATCTTGAAGCTGCCCATGCCGCAATTCCGAAGCTCGATGCTCAAGAAGCACAGCTTCAGAAAGATATTAACGAGATCACCGGGGTTAAATTTAATGTTAATTCATCTCCACAAGTCCGCGAATTTTTCCGGCCAGAGCCGGTTAGCAAATTCCAGTGGAAGCTCATCGATGGTACGCTTGTCGGACCGACGAAGGGCGGTAAAGGTCCATCACTTGACCAGAGCGTCATGCGGCAAATTACACATCCATTGGCTGCGAAAATACTGGATTTACGTAAAACGATCAAATTACGGGATACTTTCATCCGAGGCCATGTTATCGGAAGTGCTGATGGGGACGGGTACGTACATACCCAATTCAATCAGACCCGTAATGATGCTGATGCGGGAACCGTTACCGGGCGTCTCTCGTCTACAGATCCGGCGTTACAGCAGATCACCAAACGCGATAAAGTTAACGCGGCCATCTTGAGGTCAATGTTTCTTCCCGATGTCGGGGATGAATGGCTCTGTACCGATTATTCTCAGGTAGACTTCAGGTGCGCCGCCCACCTGATTAATGATCCAGCCATACTTCAGGCATACCAGATCAATCCTGCGATGGATTACCACCAGATCGTGTCGGACATGACCGGAATTCCGAGAAACCCGCCATATGCAGGTGCCCCGAATACCAAGCAGATTAATCTTGGGCTTGCTTTTGGTGCGGGAGCAGGGAAATTAGCGTTCATGATGGGGATGCCCTACGAAATCCGTGATTCTCGTGGAAAAATGCAATACGTGCCGGGACATGAAGCGGTAGATATATTTAATTTGTATCATAAGAAGTTGCCAGGAGTAAAAGAATTCATGAAGAGGGCTGAAGCCGTGGCTAAAGAGACCGGATTCGTCCGGACCGCTATCGGTCGACGTCTTCGGTTTCCTATTGGCGCACATAAAGCAGCAGGGTTACTTTATCAGGCATACGCTGCGGATTTACACAAGTTGGGACTAGTCGCGATTGATGATTTGATCCGTTCTGAGAAGCTACCAGCGCGGTTGCTCATGTCGTGTCATGACGAAGCGGGAGTGAGCATGCAACAGGATGATCAGGTGAAAGCCTCGATTATCAAGAAGTACACTGATTTCAATTCGGAATCATCAGTGGTTCAGATGCGGGTTCCGATTACCGCATCTGGAGATTATGGTCTTAATTGGTACGAAGCGAGTAAATAGCTATGACGCATAAAGCACATCTTATTATGGACTTCCAGTGGGGCAGCACTGGAAAGGGGGCGATCGCTGGGTATTTGGCGAAGCGCGGAAATTATGATACTGCCGTGTGTGCATTCTCTGTAAATGCGGGTCATACTTATATCGACGCTGAACGTGGTATCCACGTGATGACTCAACAGATTCCGACTAGTGCTATTGCATCGCCCACAGTCAAGACAGTGTTGATTGGTCCAGGTTCTTCGATCCATGCGCCGACTTTGATGGACGAAATCACGAGGTACAGCCGGTATTTGGAAGGTAAGCGGATTATGATCCACCCTCACGCCGTTGCCATCGAGGATTATCACACTGAGCAAGAAGTCGAATGGGGTATGGCGAAAATCGGGTCTACCGTTCACGGAGTTGGCGCTGCAATGATCGAACGGGTTCGTCGCAATCCGGATAATCCAGTTACTGTGGGTCATCGTTGGTTGGGTACTGAAATGGAACAGTATGTTACCACTGTGGGTAAATACCGAGAAGCATTGGATGCGTCGGAGAACATCATCATAGAAGGTGCGCAGGGGTTTTGTCTTTCACATTATCATGGTGCATATCCTTACACTACCAGCCGGGATGTCACACCTTGGCAAATTGCTGCGGATTGTGGGTTACCTTACAAATGGGCGTCCTACATTCAGGTGATTGGATCAACCCGTTGTTTCCCGATCCGGGTCAATAACCGGACCGGTTCTAGTGGTCCGTATTATGACGATCAAGTCGAATTGGATTGGGATTATTTCGCTCCTATTGGCGTTTCACCAGAAATGACCACAGTTACTAAGCTCAAGCGCCGTATTTTCACATTCAGCCAAAAGCAGATCCAAGAGGCCGCGTTTCATTGTGGCGGGTATTGGGACACGAAAGTATTTCTGAATTTCGCCAATTATACTGCTGACCAGGAAGAATTAGCGACCATCATTCACAAGATCGAGGACCCAGCACCCGGATACTTGAATCCCCCCAAGGTCGAATGGATTGGCTGGGGTGCCGACGACTCTAATATTAAAGTGAGAAAAGCATGAACCAACTCGATATGTTTAAAGATGTCTGGCAGAACGATTTTAATACCGATGTCGGAGAATTAACCGAACAAGTGTTTGAATGGGCTGAGGACACGTTTCCGACACGGACCGACGCCAGCATGTATTTGAAAATGTACGGTGAAGTCGCTGAAATGATCGAGTCAGATGGAAACGCAGATGAAATCGCAGATATGTTCATACTGCTGCTGGATTATGCGAAGCGCAAAAAAGTCGACGTTACCAGCGCTGTGCTGAAGAAGCTGGTCATCAATCGAAATCGTGCGTGGGTCACTGACAAAAATGGAGTGAATAGCCATGTTGAATCCTGATGATTTCCTGGCATACGGGAAAGAATATCACGCTATTGAGTCGGTGATGCGTCTTCAAGCAGTGAAGCGCTGGCATATGATTGATACGACCCGGACCCAGAATTTAGCTGAGCATTCAGCGAATGTGGCGGTTCTTGCCGCAATGATCGCTTTTACTGCTCCTAGCTTTTGGTTCGATGATCACTCAGCGATCGCAATGGCAGCACTGGTTCACGATATAGCTGAAGCTTTTACCGGGGATATTCCGAGTCACACGAAACGGTATCTCTCGGATGTCAAGGAGCTTGAACAGAGTGTGATTCACCCAGTGTTTAAGCTAGGAATCACGATTAATGACCATTCTAAAGCATTGATCAAGCTTTGTGATCTGGCAGATGGCGTCCGATTTATCCGCCTCCACGGGGTCGACATGACTGCCAGCCACGCGCAGGAGGGTTTGGAGGATCAAATAATCACGAAATTCGATCAGTTGACTACTGGTGGTTGGCCGAGTAATGTAATTGATCATGTCCGTCAACATGTGATGTTCTATGCCTACGAACGCGAGTGAATTAAGATTTCGTCGATTAATCGGGCCAGTAATGACCGGTCAATGGATGATGACATGGCATGAAGATCGGGGTATTTCTCCGGGAGTCCCGGATCTTCATTATGTTATGCTTGGAGATGATAAGTATCGAGTAGGGTGGCTGGAATTAAAATCAATAGATAGAGAAATAACGGCAACGAGCCGCATTAAGATTGAGCCATCGCAGCACCAGTACATGAGGCGCTGGCTTCCCTATATGCCAATACATTTTTTGGTCCGTGCGAACAAGATCGTATATCTTGTAGACGGTAAGTACGCAGCAGCGCTGTCTCTGCTGGATTCTCCGAATTCGATCTGTGCCATCAGCGTGGGACATTTCCATCAAGATCAGATCGTAACACATCTGCCTCCATTATTGAAGGTAATTACTAGGATATGAGATGCCGATTTTTAAAGAGTATGAATCGACTAAACCGGCTGTACTGATTAAGGCCACGCTAGATCTGATTCACGTTCCAGGTGATGTATTTGAAGTAAGAGTTCCAAAGACGAAAGCGGGTACGATCAGTGGGTATTTTAATGATACCGGGATTGCCGCCGCTTTGATCGCTAAAGAGAATGGTCGTCATCAATCGATTTATATGACGGTCAATCCGATTAATTCGGATTTAATGGCTCGGTCGGAGAACCAAATGACCTATGGGTCTTTTATGACCACTTCGGATAGCGACATTAGCCGCCGCCGTTGGTTTTTATTGGATTTCGACCCGACCCGACCCGCAGGGATTTCGTCATCCCAAGAGGAGTATAGGGCAGCTGCCAATCGTGCCGATACTGTAGTTGAATGGTTAACTTCGATTGGATGGCCAGAACCAATCCAGGCTGATTCCGGCAATGGCGTCCACGTGATGTACCGGGTTGACGAGCCGAATGATGACGCCACACGGGTCGATTTCGAATATGCTCTGAAGATGCTATCTTCTATCTTTTCGGATGACAAAGTAAAAGTCGATGTAACAGTATTTAATGCATCGCGGGTCTGGAAGATTTATGGCACCTTGAGTATGAAGGGATCCCATACAGTCGATCGGCCTCACCGGGTAGCCATGTTTACTAAGATTCCGAAGGAATTGAAGTTACTGACCCGAGAGCAAATTGAGAATGTCGCCCGTCCACTCCGTGACGCAAAATCCGATGAATTTCGGGATATGACGGGTGAGTATATTGGCGACATGGTGAAGTGGCTGACAGATCGGGGCCAAACGATCACCAGCGGACCACGCCCAATGTTTGGTAATGAGGGCCAGAAGTGGATCATATCCAAATGTCCGTTCAATGAAACACACACTGACCCAATGGTCGGTCTTGTAAATAACCGGCCTGTATATCGGTGTCTTCATGATTCTTGCTCCACTTTTCGTTGGAAAGAATTCCGTGAAAAAATCGATCCTACTTATAAAGACCCGGAGACTATATTTGAGAGACTGAAAGATTGGTGCAATGGAGAATTGCAAGAAATCGATTCCGAGTTGATCCAATCCGCTTGTGCTACAGGCAAGCAATTACCCGGAGTTATCAAAAAACTCAAGCTTGAATGTGCTCGTCCCCGAGTATTGTTGCTAGAAGATAACATCAAGGAGGAGAGAAAGCGGTTTCAACGGGCGACTATCGGGGAGAATAATGAAAAAGGTAACATTGTTGGCGTGATCAACCGTACCCGATTGCTCCAAGCAGAAGGAATCGTACCAATGTACTGGGTGGCGGATTATGACCACCGAATTCGGGTCGGTAAGATTGGGGACATTGATTGTGCGAAATCGAGTGAAGAGGAGGAAATCAATTTGATGGTCCGCTTTCACTCGATGGGTGATTCATGGGTGAAACAATCGCACACCAGCCAAGTGATCAAGTATCTGTCGAATGAACACCAAATCAACCCACTACGTATTTCGTTGAAACAGTTGGTATGGGATGGTGTTGAACGAATTTCCACGTGGCTTCCGGACTTGATGGGGACCAAGAACACGGAATATACCCGTGCGATTGGTCGGAAATGGATGATCAGTGCCGTGGCTCGTGCAATGGAGCCGGGTTGTCAAGCAGATCATATGCTCATTTTTGAAGGTGCACAGGGAATCGGTAAATCACAAGCGCTTCGAGCGTTAGGTGGTCAATTCTACACTGAATATACTGGGGGTATGACAGGCGCTGGAACATCGCATAAGGATTTAGTGGCTGTGATCGCTGGAAAGATGATCGTCGAAATGTCCGAATTGGCGACTGTTCGCAAAGGCGACATGGAAGCACTGAAAGCGGTATTGACTACTACCGTTGATGATGTCCGTTTAAGTTATGAACGTGACCCCAAAGCATATCCCCGGACTTGCGTCTTTGCAGGCACTACAAATGAGGTAGGTCAAGCATATATATCTGATTTAACAGGTGCTCGTCGCTTCTGGCCTACTCATGTGGGCGAAAATGGGCCGGTAAAGGCAGAGATTTTAAAGCAACAACGCAATCAGTTGTGGGCAGAAGCAGTGATGGCGTACGAATCCGGAGAAGATTGGTATACAGTCCCTGTGGAAATGGTCGCTGAAGAACAATTAGACCGGCAAATCACTATTGAGAATATGGAACCGTGGTATTTGAAGATTCGAGATGCCTTAACCGACCCGGACAGTTACGCCAATGAGGTTTTCTTTGCTGTCGACAAATATGAGAAAGGTCAATTATGTAATGGATTTAATATCCGCTCCGGAGCACTCCACTTGTTACTGGGTATCGTACTACAGATTGATACTGCCCGACAATCACAAAATGATGTATTACGAGTTCAAAAGGTATTACGGGGACTAGGATTTAAGAAAGTTCGTCCATCTGGAAAGTGGCAGGGCAGTTCTTACGCCTATGATTTATCCGAGTCTACGGTGTCTCACCTATGGTCGGCCATCGACGCAGCGCGCAGAGCGTCAAAGTTCCCGAAGCCAACAACGGCAGAATCTCAAGAGGAAACTATATGATGAACTTTGAGGAATATTTGTTATTTGCAGCGAATGGTGACGCCAAACTGGTCCTCGACCCGGCATTTCGTGAACACCAAGCGCCGAACTGGCTGCGATACCTGAAGGAGCAGGAATATGGCTGACCGCGAAGTAATGCAGATGGCGCTTAAGGCGTTGGAAAGTGGGTTGGCGTTCTCTACGCATTCTCCTGTTTTGCAAAACCTCCGCGCTGCGCTGGAGCAGCCTGAGCAGGAGCCGGTGCAATACGAGATGCGAACGCGTCCGACATGGGGGGCGAATTCTTGGAGCGACTGGCAAAAATGCAGCAAGGAGTCTGCTGGTGATTACATCAAGACACCGAAACTGCATGATTGGTTATACGAAGTCCGCGCTATTTACACCCAACCACCCCAGCGCAAGCCGCTGACGGATGAGGAGATTGCAGCAATCGTGCGCGTAGCGGCAAAGGGTTCGGCCATAAAACGGGACGGGTCAACGTCACAGCGTATTGCCCGAGCCATCGAAGCCGCCCACGGCATAAAGGGAAAGCCATGAAGGACAAAATTCACGCGCTCCAGCCACTGTTGGACGCGCTACACATCAAGCAGATCGTCACATTTGATGAAGCCCAGACGCTGTTTGATGAAGTAACCAAAGCATCGGGCGATACGCCGCCGCCGTTTCAGGTAAGCGGAAATCAGTGGGCTGCAATGGTTAATCTTGCAGTGCATAGATTTGGCAGTCGGCACGGCATAGGAGAAAAGCCATGAGAAAAAGCCTGCATCTGACAACCGAGTTTCTTCCGCGCAAGTGGCCCTGCTTTGCTGTAGGTTTTGTCAGCAGTGGGAACGAGTTTGTGCTGCACCTGTACTTAGTTTGCGTTCGTGTTCGGTGGGGGTATTGACATGACTAAAGATGAAGTCATTCAACTAGCGGTTAAAGCTGGTCTCATCCGCGTTGGCGATGGATGGACAGAGCCGCACCGCTGGGGGCTAGCTGAGCTTGAAGCCTTTGCCAGCCTTGTAGCGTCGGCTGCGCGAAACATGACGTTTACACAAGCGCGCTGGACCGACTATGAGGAAAGCATTGTCGCAGCAGAGCGGGAGGCTTGTGCGAAGGCGTGTGAGACAGAGGCAAACAACCCAAGCTGCTTGTGGGAAGAACCCGGTTGTTGGCAGCACGCAGCAGAGAATTGTGCAGGCTCAATCCGAGCAAGGGGGAACACATGACTGAACTAATCTGCTTCCTCTTTGGCATCGTGATCGGTCTTGGCTGCGTCCTGATCTTCAACGAAGTGCCTATGCCACGGAAATGCACCGGCAACTGTAATCAGGGAAGGAAATGCACGTGTCGACCGAATCAATCCGAACCCGGCTAAGAACATTATTAAGTGAATATTCTGATGGTTTGACCGTTGCAGAGTTGAGTGAATTAACGAATTCACATCGAGCAAGTGTCATTCAATCTTTATATCGTATGCCTGATTGTTATATTGACAGATGGCAAAAATCAAAAGGAAATCACAAATACGCAAGCGTCTGGTGTATCGCTAACATACCTAAACATTGTCCACACCCAACAGATGAATCTTATGTTAAATAATGCACGTACAGTAGCGATTGACCCGGAATACCACTGGAGAGAAATCAATAAAGACACACCGCGAAGTGTGAAAATACAATTAGTTAATAAAGCAGCAGGCGTAGCAGTGTACGGTGTTTATACAGATACGTATTTTACCCATTGGGCACCATTGCCCACATTTAAGAAAGCAGATAATGAACCCACAGCACAGTAAAAATTGTACTTGTTCACCAGAATCGCCATTTCTGTGGTACGTCAATCGAAAACCGAGCCAGATATCATTGACTGAACCTGCTTGGAAGTTAAAATTAGCAGAGCAAGCGTCGAACGCCTTAGCAACGCGTAGGTCTGTAGGGGATAATTGGAGAATAAACCTTCCCAACAGTGTATTGACCCATCATAATAATAACCAAGTATTAGCGTACAGCAAAGCAGTTATCGCAAAAGCCAGGGAATCATCGAAAGCAGAATGAAGGAGGATTGACACGACACGTGTCGGTGTGATACACTTTTTCAGTCAACCCGGCAAGAGGGATAAGCGGTGAATCTAGGCGTTTTCCGGGTTTCCACCTAGAGCATCATGGAATTGGCAGGCCGGGACCGCTTACCCTCACTTCGCTGCACGGCCTTGCAGCTTTTCAATCGTGCGAAGGCCACCCAAGCCGAGCATACCCATCAAAATCGGCAGCATTTCGGTCAGATCTGCCGGTGCCAAGTTGATTTG